CCAGCGCGATTTGCAGGACCTCAAATGCGGATTTCAGCAGGGTAACTTTACCCTCGAAATTGTCCAGCTTGATTTGTGCCATGCGCTCCGCCGCGCCTGCGGCGTTGTTGACCGAATCGGACAATTTCTTGAAGTCAGCGTCACTTGCGTTTACGATAGCAAGCATACCCGCGAAAGACTCTTTGCCGAAAATGGCGGTAGCCGCCGCCACCTGTTCGGATTCGGAAAGCCCGCCCAAACTGGACCGCAGATTGTCGATGACCCCGCGGAACGTCTTCATGCTTCCGTCCGCATTTGTCAGGCTAATTCCGTACTTGTCCATGTAGGCTTGCATTTGCTTTGTAGGCTTTGCCATGTTCGCAAGGGCCGTCTTTAGGCTTGTGCCTGCGACTTCTGCCTTGATGGACGCATTTGCCATCAAACCGATTCCAAGCGACATATCTTCCACAGAGTAGCCCAACGCGCCCGCCACGGGCGCTACTTTCTGGAATGTCGAACCCATCATGGAAACATTGGTGTTCGCGTTGGAAGATGCCTGCGCGAGTACGTCCGCAAAGCGCCCGGACTGGTCTGCCGTCATGTTGAACGCTGTCAGTGCGTCAGTTACAATGTCGGAAACCTGCCCCAAGTCTTCGCCGGACGCGGCGGCAAGGTTCATAATGCCGGGCAAGCCGCCCAACATTTGGTCGGTCTTCCAGCCTGCCATAGCCATATATTCAAGGGCTTTTCCGGCTTCAACTGCGGTGAACTGCGTTGTCGCGCCCATGTGCTTCGCTTCCTCTGAAAGCCGCTTCATGTCGCCCGCCGATGCGTTGGAAATGGCCTTGACGGTTGACATTTGGGCTTCAAATTCAGCAGCCTTTTTCACGGGTCCGGCATAGATAGCGCCGCCCAGCGCGGCAATGGTTCCAAGCGTTCCCGCAAGTTGGGTCTTCGTTTGGGAGATTGCCGTGTTGTTCTGTTCAAGGGCGGCGCTTACCTTTGCCAATTCCTCTTGACTTTTCTTTACCTTGTCATAGGTCTTTGCAAGCCGTTCATTCTCCGCGCTCAAATTCGCCGTGTTCACGCCTGCGTCGGACAGTTCAGAACCAAGCGTCTGCAACCGCTGTTCCTGCGCTTCGATTTTCGCAGTTGTCGCGGCGATCTGCTTTTCATTCTTCGCCATCTTCTGCCGCAGTTCTTCCGACGGGGCGGCGGTTTCGCTCATTTCCCGTTGGAGTTTGTCATGCTCTGCGGTCAGGCGTTCCAGCTTTTGGCGGTTCGATTCGAGGGCGGCTTCCTGCTTTTTGTAAGCGTCGATTTTCCCGGTGATGGAATTTAGCTTCGTTAGGCTGTTCTGCATCTGCTTCGTGGTGTTCAACGCGCTTTGAAAAACCGTGTTGAAGTTGCCTCCCAAAGCCGCTTGCAGTTTGAAAAGCAGTTCATATTCTTTTCGTCCAGCCAAATTCACCACCCCTTTTCGTCTACTTCTGTTTCGCGGCGGCGTTTATGTCCTCAATCCACGCCGTAATTTCCGTCATGTTCATATCAAGCCAGAACGGGACGGGCGTATACGTTGCCTGCGCCAGCTTGAAGCACTCCCGCCGCCACCACTTCGCCGGGCTTTTTAATAGCCCGTGTCGATTAAAAAACTCCTTGCCGCGTTGGTGATGCGGTTAAAGTCCTTGATAGGCATAGCGTCGAGAACGTCGCTACCGATGCCCGCGGCCTTTGCCGCCATTTTCGCTTGAAAACTCCGGGACACTTCCGGCGCAAGGCAGTATTCGTTGTTCATCTGCATTTCGGTTTCGATAGAAACCATATCGCGGCCCGTCATTTTCTCGAAATCGAACGTCAGGGTCGTATAGGTTTCACCCGCGTACTCGAAAGGCTTCTTGAACGTGTGCGTATAAACGCCTGCGTCAGCCTGTACGGGTTCGTTTACGGCTTCCGCGGTCATATCATGGGTGACAGCTTCCGCCGCGCCTGCGGCGTTCTGTGCGCTCTCTGCGGCGGCATTCTTGATGTTCTCACTCATTGTCAATTCCTCCGATTTAGAAATTCATATTTTCAGATACAGAAAAGGGCATAATAAAACCCAGCGGGAAGCCCCGCCGGGTTTTACTTGCCAAGTGCCTTTCGCACGTCTTCGAGGTAATCAACGCCGTTGACGTAGTAGATAAAGTTCAGAATGTCGATTTCCAGAACCTTTTTACCGTCGATGTACGTTGCGTAGTAGGTCACGGGATATTCGCCGGACGCTTCCGCGGAAGATGCCGGGGCCAGCTTGCCGGGGGCAAACTTTTTGGGACTTACGACAAGGACGTGTTTCACGGCCTGCTGGACATAGCGGCCCGTGCTGTTATCCCAAGACTGCTGTGCCGCCCGCAAATCAAGCTGGTGCTTGCGCGGCTCTGCCAGCTTGATAGCGTCCGTAGTGACGGAACGGAAATTCAGGGTCAGGGACATAGCTTCAAGGTGTCCGACAAACGTTCCGTCGAACGTACCTGCGATGCCCGCGCCCTTGACCTCTTCCGAAATCTGCGTGATTTCAGGAAGTGTGACTTCTGCCATGCCGTAATATTCGGTCGCGTCCTCATATACGGCAAAGTTGGTTACGCCGTTTTCAATTTTCATTGTTCTTTACCTCCTTACGCCGACAGCGCCGCAGTCACATAGTCCGCGTCGTATTCAAGGACGAATTCGCATTCCCTCATGGGGCTTGCGGGGGTCATGTAGATATGGAAAACAGCCTTGCCCGCCATAAGCGCGGTCGTGCTGTTCTCTTCGTCCAGAAACTCCACGCGTGCGCCCAACAGCTTTTCTTCCGAAACAAGGCCGTTCAGCCAAATGTTTACGGAATCAACGATGCTGTCGATAAGGCGGCGCGTCATTTTCTTGTCGATCTTGCTCCAATAAGTAAGAATGACAGAACGGGCAACCCAACCGAACATACGGGAAACGGAAATGAAGTAGTTCTTCACGTCCGTATCGGCGGGGAAACAGGCGGTTTCATCGCCCCACAGCACATAGCTTCCAATGAAGTTCAGCGCCGTAACGATACCGTTACTGTTCAGGTAGTTTGCCTGCGCGAGATCGAGAAGCACAGTCGTTCCGTCCGCAAGCATAGCGCGGTCGATCTGCAAGGACTTGTTCGACGGGCTTTCCGCCGGGCAACCGCCGTTGTCCGAATCGGTCTTTCCCATCAGGCCCGCGGCGTGGACGGACGCATGAAACGCACGGTCGCCCAGCCCGAACATAGGCCAGCAGAGAATTTCTGCCTTGCTGTTCATGTTCTGTGCTTTCTTCCATGCGGGAACGTCCGCATAGTGGCGAACGGTGTTGGTGTCCGCGTCAATCAGGGCTTTTGCACCCGTGAACACGGTGTTGATTGCATCCGCCTTTGCGGTCATAACCGCCGCGACATTGGACTTGTCGGACCAGCCGGGGGCAACGATAAGGTCGGGGACGATGCCGTATTTCGGGAAAACCTTGTCGATCAGTTCAAGGCCGGAATACTTCTTCGTGCTGGTGTCGAAACCGCCGATAATGTCGTTTTCGTTGATTTTGGAGGGGTCCACCGCGTCGAACGTGATTGTCAGTTCTCCCGTTTCAGCGGGAATACTGCCGCCGTCCAGAACTTCAAGAATCAGGTTTTCACCCTCATAGAAAAGTTCATAGTCGGTCCCGACTGTGTAGTTTGTCACCTTGACCGTGTTTTTCAGGGCTTCGAGGGGAAGCAGAACTTTTCCGTCTGCGACGGGGTAGTTCTGTTCTGCGACGCTCTTCTTGTGCTTCGCAGGGTCAAGCACGTTCACGAACACCACAGGGGCCACGCCGTACAGCTTGAACTGCGAATAGATAGCTTCGCAAATGGGGTACTTCTCCCAATCGTCGCTATACCCCAAAGCGGCGACGGCTTCCGCGTAAGACTGACACATGATAGGGTCGTTCGGTGCGCCGTCCACGGTATGACCGGGGGCCGCGCCGACGACGAACGCAATACCAGAATCAGCGGTTACAGGGGTAGAAATCGACGTGTCGTTCTGACGCGTCGAAACGCCGTGAAAATAGTTTGCCATCGTTTATACCTCCTTGTTTCCTCGCATTGTCGAAACAATGTCGTTGTAATACTTGTGCGCGATATTGCCGGGGGTCTTGACCTTTGCGGCAAACGCGGAAAGCCGCTCCACGGGAACGATCAGACGTTCCGCCTGCGGGTAGTCTTCCAGCACGTCCGCAAGGTAGGCTTTCACGTCCTCGAACGTACCGTTGAATACGGCGTGTTCTTTCAAGCGTCCGTGCGGGAGGGATGGACCGGCATACACGAACAGGCCGTAGCCCTCCGGGGCGGCTTCCTGCACGTCCTCCGCGGGCGGCTTTGTGTCGCTGTCCTCGGTGGCGCTTTCCTCGCCGCCCTGCGGCCCCTGTGTTGCTTCGTCGCCCGCCGCCGGGTCGTTACCCTCCGGGGGCGTTTCTGTGCCGTCCTGCGGCCCCTGTGTTGCTTCGTCGCCCGCCGCCGGGTCGTTACCCTCCGGGGGCGTTTCTGTGCCGTCCTGCGGCTCCTGTGCGCCCTCTACGGCGCGTGCCTGTTCCAGCAGTTTTAGAATGTCGTTTTTCTTCATGCTGTCGTCGGCTTCGATTCCGTGTTCCGCGGCAATTTCCAGCAGTTCGTTTTTGCTCATGCTGGACTTGAATTCTACTGCCATATCTGTTGAACCTCACTTTCGATAATCGGCATAGCCCATGTCGTCATCATTTCGCCCAAATAGTAAGGGGCTGTGCTGTCCGGGTACACAATCATTTCAAGTGGAGATTTCAAGACGAACTGCCCGCCGACAACGCCATCTTTCAGCAGGGCGACACGAATTCGCGTCAGCAGGTTCAAGACGCACATTGCGCCCTCGCTTTCGTCCTCCGAATAGGTGGCGGCGACGATACGCACGGTGCATTCGCTTTCCGGGTCCTGTCCCTGTTCCTGCGTGTCGGTGCTTTTGATGTACTGCAACAGCAGGTAGGGGACCCGCTCCGTTTGCGCGGTTTTGTTCGGCAGGCGCATTTTGTAGACCTCCGCCGCGCGTTCCTTGTTCTCTCCACTCTTGCGGTCCACCCGGACGGGTAAAAGAATGTCTTTTGTTTCTTGCTTCACAAACGCTTCCAGCGCGTCAAGCAGTTGTAAAGGTGTCATGCGTTCAACCTCCGTACCCGTTTAGAATGCGGGTGATTTCGTGTTCAACGCGCTTGTTGATGACCTCTTGTGCCTTTTCCTCCACGTCGGCAAGAACAATACTGTTTCCCGCCATCTGTGCCGTAGACGGCCCCATGAACTCGCTGATAGGCAGGCGCTTTGAACCGTCGCGCTCGAACATACCTGTATGTCCGCTTTGCATTCTCGCAATGAACGCGTCTTGAAACGGCGTGCGCCCGTTTCCAGCAAGCACCGCCGCCGACACGGTAGCCCGTTGGATAGGAATTGTCGGCGATACGTTGAAGCGGTATAGTGGTATCTTGTGGCCCGCAAACAGGACAGTTCCAACAATTCCGCCGTCGCTGGACTGTGTGCGGACCTTGATTGTCGTTTCCGCCCGGACGTTCTGCCGCGTGATTGCATAAACGGTCGTGATGCCCTTTAGGGTTTCAGAACGAACAGTGTTGTTCGCCCGGCGGATAGTGCTTGACAGCGCCTTTTCTATGCCGCCGGGAACGCCCGACAAAATCAGGTTGACCCGCTCGATCTGTTCGGCTGTAATAGTAATCATTCGGTCAGCATCTCCAAATAAAGAACGATTTCCCCAGCTTCCGGGTGAACCTTTGTGATTTGGTAAATGTGGTCGCCGATTTCCATATTCAGGCCCTTTTGTGGAATGGACTTCAACAGGGATAGCGGGGCATATACAACAAGGTCAACAAGAACCAAGCCGTCTACATGGTCCGTAGACGGCTTTTTCCTGTCCTGTGCGCCGCCGTCATCAATGATGACGGGGCCTTTGTAGCGCACCCCGTCAATCCAGAATTCCATAACGTCGGCGTGTTCGCGGGCGTTATGGAATACCGCTGTAAGGTCCCGTTCAACCTGCGCTTTGAAGTTCATTACAGGACCTTTGCAACGTACCAGCTATTGACCTCATGGGGAACGGTCAGCGGCTTACTGTTGACTTGCAGGAAGCGGCGGTCCGGGCGGCGCTCAACCCACGTCTGCGGCACGCGGTCGCCCTCCACGGTAACAAACGTCTTGCCCTCTTCGGGAATCATGGTGATTGCGCCGTAGTAGATAGAATACTCCGCTTCGGTAGACAGCAGGGCAAGCGTGCCGTCGGGAACAAGCGGCTTCTGCGTCGGGGCGTTGGGGTTGGTCCAGTTGTCCAGATACCACTCGTTATACTGGTAGATGTCAAGGCCCAGCTTGTGAATAGTGCCGATGTAGGTAAGGCCGTTCGGCAGTTCGCGGGGCTTGATGACTGCCAAATCATAGGCGCGAACGTCCAAAACGGACTTGACCTTTGCATTGTTCACAAAGGCGTTCGCAACGTCCTTTGCCATGATGCAGATATTGCAGTTCACAAAGCCCTCTTTCTGAACGGCTTCGCGCCAGCGCTCCAAATCGCCCAGCGGGTCGGAAGTATCGGCGTTCCACTTCTTTTCGGCGCTGACGATGGTTTCCTTGTTGGTGAAGTCAAAGTCGATGACTTCGTTCAGGCCCTCGCCGATAATGGGAATCTGCCCGGTGAAAATGGCGGTAGCCGCCATCCACTCTTCGCGGCGCACGATCATTTCGTTCAGTTCGCGCAGGTCGTCCGCCAGCTTCTCAACGGCACGCTCCGCGGGGGTTCTGCCGCTGTACGGGTTTTCACCCGCAGAACGGTTCAGCAGGTCGTCAACGGTGGTGATTTTGTCAGGGGCCAGCAGAACGGGGGTGTAAGTCTTCGTCTGGTAGCCGCTGTTCGGAACCACCTTGCCGCCGACTTTCGGGTGAACGAACGGTGCGAGGGCGCGGCTTCCTTTCTTGAAGTCAACGTCAACGCTCTTCGTGGGGAAAGTGCGGCGGTTCTTGAACAGGGTATCGCGGAAAAAGGTATGCACGGGGGGCATTCTGGTAATCAGCTTACCCAGCGTGCGCGGGGTGTAAATAGTTGTTTCGATAGCCATTTTCTCTTCGCTCCTTTACTTCAAAAAGATTCCGATATTGCGGAACGCCTTTGCCAGCGTATCGGCGGTCACGCCCTCCGGCAAGGTGATAGCGTCCGCGAAAAATTCGCCCGTCAGGTAGACGACGACTTCTTCCGCGGCTTCTGCGGCGGTCGCGGCGATGCCGTAAATGCCCGCCGTGGTGTTCTCATACTCGGACTTCGCCGGGGTGCTTGTGTCGCTCACGGCTTCGCTTGCGGCGACTTTTACAACGGGTTCAATGCCGCTTTCCGTCAGCTTGACGGGTTCGTACTGCTTGACGCTCTTTCCAGTGGCAACAGCCTTGACCGCCGTAACTACGGGGTATTCTCCGGCGAAAAACTTCACGGGTACGCTCTGGTCTTTCTGGATTTCGTACATGGTGTTTCCTCCTTTACTTCGTCGCGGGGAACAGCTTGTCAATGGCATTGTCAATGTCATTGTCGCCGCCGTCATCGCCTGCGCCCTCATGTGCGCCCGCTCCAACGTCGCCCGCACCGCTCTTCTGCGCGTCGTCGTCGCGGTTCTTGATGTAAGTTCCGCCCTGCTTCTTCTGCGCGGCAACGATAGCTTTTGCCACGTCACCCGCCGCAATGGGGTTGTTGAACTTCGCGTCGTTTACGATGCTCTCATAGCCCGCAAGCGCCACGTCTTCAATGTCCTGAATGCGCTTGCGCTCCGCGGTTGTCGCCGCGTCCTCGATCTGACGCGTCAGGTCGGGGAAAGCTGCTTTCAGGCCGTCAACCGTAGTGATTTTTTCGATTCCGTCCATTGTGTTTCGCTCCTTTTCGGTATTTTTATGGTTGGTTTTATTTGAAAAACCGCCGGGCGTGCGGGCCGTCATGCGGTTTAACAACGATACAGGCATATTCGGAAATCGCGTCAGGTCGAGGGAAACGCTGTTCACAACGACTTTTGCCGCATTTTCCACGGTCGTTTCCGCGTCCTCAAACATGAGTTTGTCGCAAAAACCCGCGTCAACGGCCTGTTTGCCGTCGTACCACGTTTCAGCCGCCATGATTGCGGCAACGTCCGCCGCGTCCTTTCCCGTTTTCAGGGTATAGGCGTTCACGATAGACTGCTTGATGACCTTTAGTTCATCGGTCATTTTCGCAAGTTCCGTTTCGTTGAAGTAGCCCAACAGCCCCAACGCCGGGTCATGCACCATGAAAACGCCGTTTCCGGGGATTTCGATGCTGTCGCCCGCCATTGCAATAATCGTCGCCGCAGACGCGGCCCAACCGTCGATTTTCACGGTGATTTTCGCCGCGTTGTCTTTCAGGCGGGTGTAAATGGCATTTGCGGCGAACACGTCACCGCCGCCGCTGTTGATGCGTACCACGATTTCAGGCACAGCGCCCAGCGCGTCCAGTTCCTCCGTGAACTGCCGCGGGGTCACTTCATCGCCCCACCATGTTTCGGAAGCGATGTCGCCGTAAAGAATGAGTTCCGGGGGATTGTCCCCGCTTGCTGGTTGGAAGTTCCAAAAGTGTTTATTCTTCGGTTTTGCCTGCGGCGTTGCCGTTTTCTCCATTTTCTTTTACCTCCCTTAACATTTTTTCTTCGCGTTTCAACTGCGCGGCGTTTCGGTAGAAGTCTGAACCGTTCATTTCCATAGCTTCGCGGTCGCGTGTGGAAAAACCGTTCTGCACGCGCTTTTCCGCCGCGGTGACTTCCTGTACCGGGTTCAAAAGGCCCTGCGCCGGGCCGTTCCACTCTGCGCCCGTGTACGCCTTGCGTATCAGCGGGTCAGAGAAAAAGCCGGGTGCGGGAATGCGGCCCTTTGCCACGGCTTCGGCGAACCATTCTTCATAGACTGGTTGGCAAAAATCATTTGCAAGCCACGTCCGATACATACGGAACATTTTCCATGCTTCCAGAAGCGCCCCGCGGGACGCGCTGTAAGACGCGTTGAAGTTCTTTACCAACAGTTCATAGGGGATTTCAAGGGCCGCGCCGATCTGACGGCAGATAGCCACAACGAACCCGTCAAAAGCCGTGTTCGGTCTGCCGGGGTTCATGTCGTGTGCTTTTTCGCCCTCGTTCAAATCCACGATTGCGCCGGGGGCAAGTTCAATCGTGCTGTCGTCGCCTGCGTCTACTTGTGCGTCCTCTGGAATGATTTCACCGAACCCGCCGTCGCTGGACGCGGATTCTTTTTCGATAAACACCGTAAACATACCAGAAACCACGGCGGCGACAAGTTCCGCGTCTGTATATCGCCCAAGCTGTTTCAGCGCTTCAATGACCGGGGCAAGAAACGGCACGCCGCGGCGCTGTCCGATTCGCTCCCGGTTCATAATGTGAAGCACATTTCGCCGCCCGGTCTTTGCGCCCCACGCTTCAACGCGCGTCCACCCGGTTTCCGTCATGTCATACGAAAGAGGGTGGTGCTTGCTGATATGGTAGGCCACGACTTCGCCCGCGTCGTTGGTTTCAACGCCGCCGATGATATGCGGGTCAACAATCCCGTTCGGATTGCTCAACCTGTCCGCTTCGATCAGACAAATTCGCAGGTCGTAAGGCATATTTGCCCGCTTTGTCACGGGCAATGTTGCGATAACGTCACCGCTCATAAGCCAGTTCAGAAACGCGAGTTGTTGCAGTTCGTAGAAGTTGTCAAGCCGTTCAAGGTCGCAGGCGGTCGAATCGGCCCACAGTGAAAATTCCCGCTCGATTTTGCGTTCAAGGTCGCGGGCGGCTTCTTCGTCCATTCCCAACGCTTCATAGTCGATTTGACTTTTCAGCCGCAGGCCGGACCCGATGACGTTTGTTCGGCAGGTTTTCAGCGCACCCGTCGCCAACGGAACGCCCATGTAGAGGTCGCGGCAACGTTGCCGCAGGGTCGATAAATTGTCCTGAATATCTTCCTTTGCGGACCCGCCGCCATACAGCCAGCCCGCAAGCGATTTCTTCGTGTGTGATGCGCCGTAGTTTCCATACCCGCTATCCAGAATATCCAGCTTCCGGCGGGCGGCGGCGCGTTTTACCGCCGTTTGCGGGGACACGGCGGCAATCACCCGGTCTAATGCGTTCAAACCGCTTCACCGTCCTTTCTCACAGGTCCCGCGGCACTACCCGGAACACGCGGTTTCTTCCGCCGCGGGCTTCGATGTTTTCCAGCCGGGAAACCTCATTCGTCCAATACTTGATGCGTTCGCCGATTTCGGAAAGGTCGGCTTTCGTCAGGCTCCGCGAACCGATGGTATAGCTTTGATGCGTTGTTACCTCCAATTCGGCGGCAAGCCACGCTTCAAGGTGTTTTCGCGCGATTTCAAGCCGCGCTTTCTGTGATGTAGCCATTTATAGAATTCCTCCGTTCGTCCGTGAACGCCTGCCGCGCCGCCGCGGGGCGGGTGCGGTGGTGTCATGCTCCGGCGGCTTCAAAATCGGGTTTGCGATTTCCAGCGCGACGGTCGCATAGTTCCGAATGTCCAACGGCTCGTTTCGCTTGTAGCCGCCGTCTTTCAGGGTCCAGACGTATTGTGCTTTGCCCCGTTTGTAACTGATAACCATTTTTTCGGCGGTTAGGCCCTTGAAGTATTCCTGCGTATACCCCCGGTCTTTCTCCCGTGGGAAGTGGCAGTAATTCGGCCCCTCTTCCTGCACCGCCAAACGCTGATATAAAAGCGCCTTGCCTGTATCAACGCCCACGGTGAAAAGCGGGGTTTTGATGTTGTTTGCCGTGGATGGTCGGTTGAAGTACGGGACTTCCGCGCCGCCCTTGCCCTTGATTGCAAACACGCGGCGGGCTGTCCGCTCCTTGCAGAAGCGGTAAACCTGCGTCGTGAAGTGTCCGCCGGAATCGACGCAGGCGCAAATGATTTTCAGGTGTCTTCCGTCTGCCGTCGTGAACGTCTGTGAAAGAAAGCGGTCCAGTTCGTCCCATACGGGCTTTAGCTTCAAATCTCCGTAAATGACTTGATACTTGATGCCCCAACTTTCCTTGTCCACGCCCCAGCCGACGACTTCCGCTTCAAAGCGGTCGTCCTGAACGTCAACGCCCGCCGTCAGTACAAGAACTTCTTCCGGCACTTCGCAATTATACTTTTCGCGGCGCTTGTAGAGGTCGTCCGTTTCGATCTGTTCTCCGTCCTCTTCCCACGTTTCGCCCATTTCGGTATTTGTCCAGACTTTCAGAAGTTCGATGTTGCCTTTTTTCTTCTCTTCGTTCGCAGTCAGGAATTTTTCAACGATTTCCCGCCAATCCACGAACAGGGAAGCAAGGGCGTTTAGGTGGAAGCCCCGGACCTTTCGTTCCGGGTGGGCCGCAACGAATTTTCCGTTGATGTACTGTTCTTTCCACTCCGTTTCGCTGGAAACCACGCCGCAGGCCGGGCAGGTACAGCCGATTTCGTCCAGCTTGTCCCGGTCAAATACGATGTTCGCCCACAGTAGGGGCGTGAATGCTCCGCACGCCGGACAAGGTACGTTCCATTCTTCTTGCGTGCTGTGTTCAAATTCAACAGCGATGCGGGACGTTTCCTTGTTGGTAGGGGTCGAAACGCAGACTTCTTTTTTATTCCAAAACGTCGCAAGACGCTTTCCGGCAAGTAACAGAGGGTCGCCCTCGTTGCCCGCTGTCGCCGGGTATCGGTCGATTTCGTCCGCAAGCAGAATGCGGATAGGGCGGGACGCAAGGGACGACGGCGAATTTGCGCCTACCATCGTTACATGACCGCCCGGAAAGATTTTTTGCAAAATGGTGTTGCCGCTGTTCCGGCTTTTGTCGTTCACCTTGTCGCGCAGAACCGGGGTATCGCGCAACATAGGTGAAAGACGGTCTTTGCTGAATGTTTCCGCCATCTGAATAGTTGGTTGCATAACCATAATCGGTGACGGGTCGTAGTGCATATAGTAGCCGATAGGATTTAATATAAGCGCGTCCGTTTTACCGATCTGCGCCGCGGACATGATAACGACTTTCTGAACCCTCATGTCGCATACTGCGTCCATGATTTCGCGTTGATACGGGGCCTTTGACGTTCGCCATCGCCCCGGCTCTGCCGATGATTCGGAGGACAAGCGGCGGTATTTGTCCGCCCATTGTGAAACTGTCATGTTGGGGGGTGGGGCCAGAACTGAGAAAATGCGGGTGAACAGGTCAACCGTCGCTTTTTTCATCTTCTTTCACCCTTTCCCCGAATGTCGTTTTGAAGTCCGAAAGTTCCATCAACGCTTCGTCGATGTGGTCTTTCAGCAGGGCGAAAATTTCCGCCTTGTCCGTCTTCTTACAAAGGACCGGGGCCAGCTTCGAGGGAATCGCCATAAGCCGGGATTTGAAGTTTACCAGCATATCAGTCATAACGGCTTCGATGTCCTCCGCCGCGTGAAGCTGATTTTCTTTCAACTGCAATTCGTACTCTTCGTTTTTGCGCTTCGCCCGAACCAGCTTCGCCCGCTCCGTGTTGTAATCTATGGTTTCGTCGCCCTCCGGGTTTCGCTTTCGGAGGTAGTTAATATAGCGGTGGTTCGTGTCGATCAGGTCATATAGGCCGGGGCGAACCTCCGCTATCACTTTTTCGTCGCGCAACTGCCGGACGCGCCGTTCTGACACGTCCAGAAACCGGGCAATCGCCCGCACGTCGTAAAGTTTCACGGTTTTTTACCCCTCCCAAGCCCTTATTTTACAAAAAAACACCCCCATACTGAAAAAAATCGGCACGGCCCGGAAGCGTTCAAAAAAATTTCGTGGCTAAAAAAACGCCGGGCGTCGCGGACCCGCAGGCCGTAGGCTCCGCCGAAAGAACCTATTTCAAATTTCCGGGTCGCCGCACGGGTCGTCCACTTCGTCGATGATTTCGCCCGTTTCAGGGTCAACGTCGAACGCTCCTGATAGTTTTTGCTTCGCAAGATTATATTTGCGCTCTTCAAGGCGCAGGCGGCGGCTTTCCATCTCATAACCCTTGATAGAATCAAGTAACTTGATGATGCGCCCGTGTATCTTGTTCAGTTCGGCTTCCAGTTTCATAGCGCGATCAAACGCGCTTGCCTTGATGACTGTTTGCATATTGACTTTGTAACTGGATTTCTCCAACTCCATTTGACGGTCTGCCGTGGTATCTTCCAGCGCGGCTATTTCGCGTTGTAATGCGTCCAGTTGCTTTTGCTTTGCCTTTGACGGCGGCTTACCATCCGGGCCGCTGTCAATCTCCCACGTCAGGTCATCACGCTTACGGCGCAGGGTTTCCAGTTTCTCTTGCTGTTGCTCCAAACGCTCCGTACTCTTTGGCGCACGCATTTCAACAACGCGGTCAATATACAGCGCGTCCGGGTCGCCGTTCTCTATCTTTGCAATCTTGCTTTGCAGGTCGGCTTCCTTTGCAATCAGAAGTTGCAATTCAGAAAGCATATTCGTTCCCGTGTCAAGCGTGATACTTTCGATGTATTCGCGCTGTTCGTCCGGGAGGTCCGCAAGGCGAACCGCTGAATATGCGCCGTGTGTTTCCGCGTTTCGGTTCCCGTGTGGAGCGCCTGCGCCTGCGGCGTTCTTATTGCCGGGTTGTCCGCCGCGCTTCCGCGGTGGTTTCTGCGCTTCAAGTTCCGCCGCCCAGCTATCAAGGCTTTTCCATTTGCGGACCTGTTCAGGCTTTACGCCGACTTGCTCCGCAACCTGTCGGGCCGTCAGCGTGCCGCCAGAATCAAGCCATATCCGCCGGGCTTTGTCACGTTCCGGGTTTCGCTCTCTTGCCATGCGTCCGCCGCGCCCCCTTTCGTTTGTTTTTCATTTTTCGTTCTGGGCGTTGCCGCGGAAGTGCGTAAAAAACGGGCCATGTTCAAAACATGGTCCGTTTTCAGGCTTCCGGCGGCGTGGAGGAATGCGCCGCCCGTATCGTTGTGTTCACTTTTCACAATGCCAATTATAGCAGGAAAAACGGGCAATAGGTGGCAATCTTATTTTTCCGGGAAAACGTAGCGGGAAATCCGCTTGTTCTGCTCAAAGCGCTTTGCCAATCTATCCAACGCAATGTTTCGGATATTCCGGCATTGCCGCGGGCTGTAATTTACGCGTTGCGAAAGACGTTCCCATTGAAGCCCGTCTATGTAAAAGCCGTAAATCACCGCTTTTTCGCGGTAGTTCAGGGCGTTCAACTCCGAAAGAATTTCGCCCTTTATCGCGGTCAGCCTTTCGTTTTCCCGGCGCATATTTGCGATAGTGTCGGAAACGGACTGCGGGATATTCAGCACGACGCGTTCGACAGGGTTTGAAACCCCGCCTTTCCCGTGTGGCATACCGTCGGAATTCACCGCGCCCAACGTGGAATAGTATTGATCTTCAAGGTTCCGAATAACCCGCTCGTTCATGGTGACTGTTTTATCTATATCCCGGTAAAAATCCAGAATAGCAATAACTCTTTCTTGCTTCATTGCTCCGTTTCCTCCTGTTCCTGCTCTATCAAGGCGGCTTATATACCCTGCGGAAAGGGCGCGCCCGCTCATAGTGTCTGATTTGGACCATATACCGCCGTTCAATCAGCACGGCCCGCTCCCTCCGCTGTTTCCTGCGGCGGTGCTTCGGCTCTGCCTGTGCTACGGCTTCTTCAACTTGCGTGATGAATTTTTCAACTGCGTTTGTCAGTGTGTCCGCAATGGACGTGATTTCGTCCCGTATGACCTGCAACGCTTCTTGAATGCGGTATATGGCTTCTTCCGCTGATATGCCCGCCCGCTCCGCAAGTATCATCGCGGCTTCACGGAAACGCTCTGCTTCCTCCGCCGCGGCTTCCAGATAATCGGTCTTGTATTCGTCCATCTGCGCCCCTCACTCTTCCGCCGGGGAACAGAAATAAGAAACCGAACAAAAGATTTTCACCCGCTGTCCGCAATGTTGGCAGGTGTGCGGCTTTCCCTCCGCCGCGCCGCGAATGCTGTATTCGATAACTTTTGCCGCGTCAAACTTCGCCCCGCAATACGGGCAAATCCCGCATTCGCTACTTCTGGTAGCCTGCGGGCGGCGTGGTGCGCTCTGCTGGGTGCTTTCGGTCGGCTTCGTGTCCTGCGTCCCGTCTGCGGTGTCCCGCTCCACAGCGGCGCTATACGGCGGCGTGGCCTGCGTGTCCGGCACTTTGTCCCGCTCGACTACGGGTTCCCGCTCTTTCTGCGGGCGTTCTGCCTGCGTAGGTGTGGCGGTGTTCTCTGCGGGCGGTGCAGGCGGGGCAGGACGTTTCCATTCCCGCGCGGCCTTGATGGAAATTGCCCCGGTCAGGTGATATTCCTTAAAGGCGGCGTTCTGGTTCTCCACAGGCAGGCCCGCCAATTCGTAGGCGGTCGAAAGGTTGATGCGGTCCGCTTTCAGTTCCTCCGTGAATTCCGGGGACAAATGGCGAATGATGGTGTCATATCGTCCGATCTGCGTTGTGCTGGTATGAAGCACCTTTGCGATAAAATCGCGGGTCCCGTCTGTCTGTAACTCTCCGTCTTCAAACGTCTTTTCGACGATGCGGCGCAACAGTTCGACGAACCGGGGCTTTGTCTTCGCTTTCTCCAAAACCTCCCGCAGATAGCGGACCTCTTCGATTTTGTCCCATGCGGTCTTTTCTCTCTGCGAGTTTGTAACGATCAGGTCCAGCCCGTCGCGTATTTCCTGTTCGTCCGCCGCTTCCTCTGTCGGTTCGATGACGCAGGGTACGAATTCGTATTCCGGCTTCCCATCGTTCACAAGTTCGATAGAAGCAAGGCGGCGGCGATGCCCGGCAATGACCTTGTACTTGCCGTCGCCCAGCGGAACGACGACAAGGTTTTGAAGAACTTTCCCTGCAATTTCGATTGCCGCTTTCAGTTCCCCGATTTCCCGCATGGAATAGAAATTGTCTTCCGACGGCACAAGGTCAAAGACGCTCAATTTCTCATAGCGGCTTTCAGAGGGGCGGGGCTTTGCGCTCCCGCCGCCCGCCGCCGCCTTTGACGTGTCACTCAAAATCTGGTTCAAATTAAATCTTCCCATAGATAGCCCCTTTCCCGTCCGATTCGGACAAACTTTCATTTTCGCATTCCCGGCAAGGGTAAATCATTTCGTGATACCCCCGTTCGGTCGATCTGTGAAAAACCCGTTTCCCGTACTTCAAGCAAATATGCGGCTTGACTGTTCCGGCTTTGTGTTGCTGTTCCTCTGTCAAGTTCAGGTGTTCACAGTAATTGCAGTTTTTCACTTTTTGCCCCTCCGCAAATACTCCCGTACAAACGCGATATAGTCCATCGCGGTTCCGCTCCTGCGGCTGTACTCCACGATAGGGATTTCCGAAAAGGTGCTTTCGGTGACTTTATCCGAATATCGAATGCGGGTGTCAAAGACGGGGTATTCCGGGCGGGACCGCAACCACGCTTCGCCCTGCTTCTCTGCGTCGGCGCGGATAAAGCAGGTAATCAAGCACCCGGCAAGGCGCAAGCGCGGGTTCAGGTCGTCCCGTGTGTCCTCGATCTGTTCTTTCAGTTCTTCCAGCCCGTCAAAGGCGTACTTGTCAATCTTTATGGGAATAATCACGTCGTCGGACGCGACAAGGGCATTTATCGTTGAAATGTTGATGTCCGGGGCGTTGTCGATGATGCAGAAATCATAAAAGTTTTCTTCCGCAATCGCGTTCAGGGCGGACCGCAGGCGCGTTTGTTGGGGGCGGGTGCTGTCCATCAGGACTTCCATGTTCGCCCGAATCAAGGTCATGTTCGCAGGCATTACGTCGATATTCTCGAACCGGGTCTTCTTGATGACCTCCCGCGGGTCCAGCCGCCGGGCAGTCAGCACGTCCGAAATGCTCTTGTCGTCGTAGGAATGGACCCCGAATGCCTTTGACGTGTTGCCCTGCTTGTCGTTGTCCACAAGCAAAACACGCTTGTTGTGGAACGTTGCGAGGACGTGGGCCATGCTGTCAGCGGTCAGCGTCTTTGCAACGCCGCCTTTTAGGTTGATAATTGATATGGTTTTCACCGTCTAAACCTCCTTTTGTGGTTCTCCCGCTCGAAAGCGGGTCAACGAACGATTTCTACCAAACGCCCGTCGTTGTCCAGTTCGTACAGGAACTTCACCGTTCCGGCTTTGACGGAGTGCATACACACAATGTCGGTGATAGTCCGTTCAACGATAACGTCAAGCGTTCTGCCGCCCACCGCGCAGGCGTTCTTCCTCATGCCGATTTTGTCGCCGATCTCAAAGGGGCAAACGGCGTTGAATGCCGCAAGTTTCATTTTCTTTTACCTCCGTTTCGTTTGTCAGTGGCTCCCGGTCTTACTTCCGCCGCCGCTTATGCTTTTTCCGCTTTGGAGCGGGAGGGACGGGCGGTTCCGGCTCCGTCGCTTCCTCGCAGAGAACTTCCAGTTCCTCTACGTCTGCCGGGGCGAACGTCAGGGACGCGCCGCCGGGGTCGTATGCCTGCGCCGCCCAATCCGCCTTAAATTTCGCAAGGTCGTTTTTGTAGCGCGGGAACGGGTGTACCTGTTCGGCGTAGTAAATCGCCATCATCATTCTTTCATCGTCTGCCGTGTCCCAATTATGCAGGTGATAGCTTGCGTGGTTGTCGTAGTCCCACAGGGAAAGCAGGACAACCAGCCCGTCGAACTCTTCGTTCGATCTCTGGATATTCTCAAAGTCCCGGTAGGTCAAGCCTTGCCCTCTGCATTCCTCCCGGATTTGTGGAATGCTCTTTCCGCCCGTTTTCAGGCGGCAACGAACAACTTTCGGTCGATAGTTCATGTATTTTCACCGTCGCTTTCTTTCGCCCGCTCGATTGCGCGAACGGCGGCAAAGAATCCGCTTGCGCCCATAGCTTGCAGGGCCGCGGGCGCGTTGATAAATACGTTGTCGTTGCGGTTGACCCATTCTTTCAGAAATTCCACGGTATAAAGCGGGTCATTCAGCCGCCGAATGATTGCTTCCTGCTTCTCTGTGATCGTGATTTTCCCCATGTCTATTTCCTCTCTTTCTTCTTCAACGGGCAGTATCGCGGGGCCGTCTTCCCGTAGAACAGTAGCGGACCCGGCGGCGGGCATTGCGGGTGATTGCAGAAAGACGCTTCCTGCCCGAAATGCCCGACGTGGGCGCTGTTGCTGTTTCCATTGCGCGGGTATGTGTGGACCGATGCAAATTCACATTCGCGGCACTTCATGTCGGTTCCTCCCAATTCCACCACCCTTGTTTCCCGTGGGCGGGAATGGGCGTTTTGAACATGACCGGGTTTTGAAGCACCCACGCGAACCGCCCCGGCGAATAATCACCTAACAGGCGTTCCCGGTTATCCAAACTGTCCACAAGTTCTTCCACAGGCACGCAATCGACGATTTCAACGGTTCCGATGACTGCGCCCCGCGGCAGGTTTCCGCCGCCGCCTGCGGCTTCCAGTACGGCCCAAAACTCACCGTTCGTCAGATGCTTTGTCGCTTGCACTTCGTCCAGCCGCCCGGCGTGGACAGCGACGCGGCCCCGAATATGCGTCCGCCGGGGTCGGGTTTCATAATGCTTGACCCCTGCTACGATTGCGTGTGCGTAGGGCTGATACACGGTAAAGGCTTTCATTCCGTGTCCTCCGCCGCTTCCGCGTCAAACGTGGTCGTCTGGTTTTCGTCCGGCTCTTCTTCGTCCTCCGCCGCCGGGGTGGTGAATGCGCTCCGGGTGTTCAGGAAGTGGCGGCATTGATAGGACAGTTCTTCCAGTTCGTCGGCGAATTTCTTGCTAATGGCATAAGGCATGATGACCGCCGCCGTCAGGAACCCCGCCTTTGCGACGATGTACGAACCGCCCTGCGGCGTGGTCCGCTCGTAGAATTGCACCATGTCGATAACGTCTTCCAGCGGCGAAAGGTACAGGCTCCGAATGAATGTAACGCCGTTGTTCGTTTTCAGCGGTTTCAAGCGCAACCCGCCGTTGATAAAGGTCGTTTCATACTCCCGAACCAGTTTGTCGCCCGCCGCCACGTCCTCGACGTTTAGGTGTTCCGGCAAGCGCTCATGCCGGAAAAGGATTTTTTCGCGTTGCTTCCCGGTAATATCGAACACGGCGCAGAAACTTTCTTCGTCCAGAATAGGCAGGCCGTCCAGAGGATAGAGGGCGTAGCCGTCGCCCAGCCATTGTGTGATTTCTCCCGATCTGTCGATACGGTCATACAGGTAATAAAGCCCGTTCGTCTTGCAGATAGAAAGAACCTTTTTCAGCTTCATTCGTCTACCTCCGCCGCCTGCTCGTTCAACGCCTTTACCGCCGCCGGAATGTCGGCGCGGCCCGCGTTCTCCACTTCAACCCGCGTCACGTCGCCGACGTGGTACACGGAAACTTTGCGCTTCTGACGGAAACCCGCCGCCGCGGTCGCCACAGCTTCACCCGCCGCGACAATCAGGACCACACAGCCCAGCCAAACCCAAAAACTCGAAAACACGAATTGCAGAAGTTCCATTTTATTTCCCTCTTTCCAGCCTTTCGGCGATATTCAAAATTCCGACGATTGCTTCACGAATGTTCGCGTCTGTGTTCGCCGTGATGGACAGGACCCGCGCAATGTCCCGCAGTTCCTCCGCCGCGGCGATTTGGTCCGCCGCCGCGCCCGTTGCTCTCATGCAGTCAGGGCAGAGTGGCAGGCCCTCCGCCGTCGGTCCGCCGCATTGCTCACACTTCGTCAGTTTCATAGATAACGCTCCTTTATACCGGGTAGCCAAATACAATGACGGTTCCTGTCAGGACTGCGCCCAGCAGGAAAGCAACCCACAGGATAACCACGCCCAACAGGACGTTTTCAGCCCAGCCGCAGACACGCAAGGCCCACTTTGCCACGGTCCAGCATTGCAGGCGGCGGGTGTGTTCCAGTTTTTCAAGGCCCGATGCCCGTTTCATGTCGTAGGTCGCCGCTTTGACCTCCGCCGCCACTTTCGGTTGCAAACCCGCTCGAATGGTGAACAGCGCCCAATAAAGAACGATCAGCAGAATTCCGGCACGCATTGTCAGTCCTCCGTTTCCCGTTCATGCGCCCACACACATTCGGCGCAGTTTTCCAGTTCGCCCGTGTCGAGCGGGCAAGGCTCATTGTCGGCCCATTCAGGCTTCATGCAGTCATACTTCATTTCGTTTCCTCCGTTTCGATGTTTCGGCCCCGCAGGGCAAGCATTTTTTCACGAACCAGCTTATCGACGACGCGGCCCGGCGTTTTCTGCCCGCTCATAAGCATAAGACGTTCGAGGTTGTAGGCCGTCTGTGCCGTGACGCGGACCGTCATTTTCTGTGTGTGCTGTTTTTTCATGGTGTCCCGCTCCTTTCGTGGTGGACGTAATCGAGGAATAGCACCGCCCCATTGAAGCGGACCCGCCATTGTTCGAGGTCCGCCGCGGTAACGTACTTTCTGCCGAAATGCTCTTTCATGTCCCGCCACACCGCCCACGGAACAAAGAAGAATTCGTTTCCAATCCCGCCGCAGACTGCGGCAAGCGCACCCCGCCGGGCGTGGCGTTCCAGCGTGTCCCGCTGTTCCTGTGTCAGAACGTCCCACTTCAAACGATCTGTCGTTGTGTACTTCGCTTCAAAGACTATGGAGCGCCCGCCGTCAAGCGTTCCTTGAAAGTCCGGCTGTGCGCGGGCGGTAAAGCGGCCCTTGAACTTTCCGTCGCGGCTCTTTTCCAGAACGCGGAACGGTTCAGGGGTTTTGTCTACGTCGGCCCGCTCCCGGTCAGAATAGAGGGCGCAGGCGGCTTTTATTGCGCTCTCGAAAAAGTGGCCCTGTGCGTTGTTGACTTTGTTTTGATACCGCAGGGCGGCGCGTTGGTTGTCTATCACGGTTCCACCCCGCTTCCCAACACAGGGCGGCGCGTGTGGTCGCCCATGCCCGCCATAAGCGCTTGAAGTTTAAGTGCTTCGCTTCGGCTGATTTCCGCCGCCGGGATTTCTTCGGCCTTTTTGGAAGCAGGCGGGAAGATGTCGTTCTTCATCAGGAACGCCGAATAGAACCGTTCCATTTCCTCTTCCAGCGCGGCTTTATAAAACTCATAGCTGAATTCGATTTCCAGCCGTTCCGCCGCGGTGCAGTCAATTCCGACTTGCTTTCGTGCGCGGCCTGAATAGGACCCGACGCACTTAAAGGGAATTTTCCCGGTCACGGTATAAATCACCTGAACCAGCAGTTTTCTTTCATACGGGGTCTTGTAACGGAAGAAGCACTTTTCCAAACGCTCTTCCGCTATTTCGGCTTCGTCGATGCCGTATTGCGTCATCAGCCTATCAAGCAGGGCGGCGGCTGACTGCTTTTCACCGTCTGCGCCGCGGTTTGCAAGGGCTTGAACCTTGCGTATCTTCTCTAACAGGCGTTCCCGCTCCGTCATTGTCATACCTCCCATGTGTAAGGTTCCGTGCGGCACATATCGCAGAACGGGCAGAACGAACAAGCGTCGTCCGCCGTCCTGCGGTCGCAAATTTCCTTGATGACCCGCGCGGCCTGCTTCATTTCTTCGGTTTCCCGTTCTTCCGGGGTCGGCTCATTTCTTCTCATATCTCGCAGATACCCCCGATATTGTCCAAATCGGCCCGACTCACCGTGCGGCGTTTCAGGATACCCGCCATGACTTCGCCGTAACGGTCCCAACGTGCCGTCGTGGTCGTGAAGTAGCGCAATTCCGGGTTGAACTGCGCCCGCATTTTCAGGCTTGTAATGACTTCGCTTGTGATTCCGAGGTCAAGCGGGTAAACGCTGACGCGCCCGCTTTCCTTGTCTACCTCCCGGCAGACGGCAAGCAGTTTCAACCGCTCCCACGGCTTCGGCGGCTCCCGCTCGATTGCGTCCTTGCAGTCGCATGGTTCGGAAGCGTCGAGGTGCGCGCCGCAGTCCGGGCAGATTTTGAACGGCCTTGCCATATTGAACAGCCCCTTTCTTTACTCTTTCTTTCGCAATTTCAGGTAGACCGCCCAGCCCGTGAAGTCGTTGTATTCGTACTGAACGCCGTAGTCATCGTCTGTCAGGGTCCAGCCGGGATATTTCTTTTCCCAAAACTCACGGGGCGGGTGTTCTTTCGCCCACTTCTCGATCTGACGGCGATTGTACTTGCCGTCGTTCGTTCGGCTGTACGGCCTTTCGAGGTTATGCGAGGAATTCCACCGCTTTTTCCCGCACCCCTGCTTCACAAGGTAGGTGCAAAGGGCGGCTATGCCGTTTTCGTCGGCTTGCAGGCGGTCGGCATTACAAAAGCCGATTTTGTCGCCTTTTTTCTGTCCCTTGCGTCTGCGTTTTCTCCACAGGTCTTCCACAACGTCACGGTCAAGCCCGCCGTTCATAATGATGTGGTGATGAATACGAACGGGGGTTTCGCTGTTTCGCTTCGTGGTGTAGGCGGTAACGATCATGTACTTTAGCGGCGGCAAGCCCTCTTTCTTCCGGCGGTACTGGACCCGGCGTAGGAAGTTTGTTGCTTCCTGTTCGGCCTGTTCCACCGTGTCGGGCAGATATTTTCCGCTGTATGTAGCTGTAACGTGCAGGGCTTCCGGGTCAGAACCGAAATTCAAGTTCGCCGTCTGCGTGAAGTAGCGGCGGGCGTTCTTGTCATTCAGGTTCTTTTGCTTCGGCTCCGTTTCCTTGATTTTCTTTGACCTCTTCCCGCGCGTAGATGCTGTCAGTTGCGCGGCGGTATAGGGGTATATATCTACCTCCCGATAATGCTTTCCGCAGTAGATTTTCTTTTCTCTCATAAAACTTCGCACTTGCTTCACTCCTTTTGCGGGTAGAGGAAGCGGGCGGGGCTTTACTTCCGGCGTGTGTAGTTGTCTATGCAGGTAGGAAGAACACCGGATAGGGCGTGTCTTTCTTCCCGGTCCTGTTGTCATGCGTGACAAGGCTAATCGCAGGAACGTTAATACCCATTACAAGCCCGCCACGCCGCGCAAAAACGGCGTTATTTGTTGACTTTTTCCGCCGTTTTTGATATACTAACGGTAGGTTGATAGCTGATATATTTTCATCGGCGGAACCCGCTTCGCGTCTGCTCTCCCAAGCAAACGCGGGGCGGTTTTTCTTTATCCAGTTTTCACGACGGCGGGGGTTCAGACCTCCGCCGCTTTGTCTTTGTCTTCCTGCGCAATCTGCTCCGCGTCCTGCTTCGACGTGAACAGAGAAGCCACAGCCGCGCCCAGCGCTTCGCCCCAAACTTCCACGGGGTATTCATTCAGGGCATTCAAAATTCTGTCGCTTGCGATAAGAACAAGCTGTGCGCGGTCCTCTTCGGCGACTTCAACGTTTTTCTCTTCGTCGTCCTCTCCGGGGACAGATACCAAGATTTCGGATTTCAGATAGCAAAGCGGGCGAACGCCGTAACCGTAGTAAGCGTTGCTCCAGTCCAGCGCGCCAGAGGAATTGACGCCGCGGACGTCGCAAGAGTAGGACGCGTCGCAGGTCCACGGGGTCAGGTTCCAGCACCACGCGTCCACGCGCGGGATAATGCCGCGGAACATTCGATACAGCTTGTCCGACAGCAAAGCGATTTTGTCGGTGGCGGTTCCGTAGTCGGTCATGCCGTCATCGGCGGTCAGGTCGCTTTCCCAATCGAGGAACGCCGCCCGGTCCGCGCCCTCTGCAACCAGCGCGTCGAGGAACGCGCCGTTCAGTTCGCGGCGCAGGGAAGAAGAACGCCAATCGTTCTTGTTGTCTTCGTCGAAAGCGCGTTCAAAGACGGGTTCGGCGGAAATTGCAACGGCCCCGTCGCCTGCGTACAGCTTGACCCACTCAACGCCGCCGTACAGGAAGCGCCCGCCCGTTTCGATCTGCGAAATTTTCTTCATGGTTTAGTCCTCCTCATATTCCGGCTTGAAGCCGTTCTTTATGTCCGTGATAAGGTCCCGGACCGTCCGGGAAAGGCAGTAATAGAAAATCGGGAGGAAGAGGGCGAAAACCTCTCCGCCGACGGCGAAATAGCCACGGTAGGCCAGCGCACGGGCCGCACCCTCACGGAACAGCATAATTCCGGCAATCGTCAGGGCCGCATACTTCACGATAGTCCACACGGGGACCGGGCGGCGCTGGGCGATTTTCCGGGGCTTCCGTCGGGCGGTCATTTGCCCGGCTTCAACGGTGATTGTGATAATCTCTTGCGTCAT